CGCCAGTGAAATGCTCATGGCTAACAGGGTGCAGGAGTTTACACAAGCTTGGTGGGACGCGAAGGTGTACAGACCGGACGGTATTATTGCTGGTGCTGACACATGGGAGGCGCTGGTAAACAAGCGTCAAGTGCAGAGCATACCGTACCCGTGGGACGGACTAAATGAAATCACAAGAGGACACAGGCCTTACGAACTTGTCACTATCACAAGCGGTAGTGGTATGGGAAAATCCCAGTTTATCAGAGAACTTGAGTACGATCTGCTTCAACGCACAGACGCCAACATCGGTGTACTTGCACTGGAGGAGGACGTTGCAACAACAGCTCTGGGAATTATGTCGGTGGCGTCATCTAGGCGGCTCCACTTGGAGGAAGACACGCCTGTTGATGAGCTTAGACCTCATTGGGAAGCAACGATGGGGTCTGGACGTTATTACCTGTTCGATCACTGGGGGTCAACATCAGCCGATGAGCTTCTTTCAAGAGTACGGCACATGGCAAAGGCCTGCGACTGTCGCTATGTCATCCTCGACCACTTGTCAATCGTGGTTTCTTCTCAAGAGAACGGGGACGAACGGAAAGCTATAGATGAGATCATGACCAAGTTACGCACACTGGTTGCTGAGACAGGGATCACGTTGTTTCTCGTGTCACATTTACGGCGTAGCTCTGGCACAGCACACGAGGACGGGGGCAGGATCAGTCTGCAGGACTTACGTGGATCACAGTCTATTGCACAGTTGTCCGACATTGTTATAGGCATGGAGCGTGACCAACAGCACCAAGATGAGGACGTAAGGAACACCACGACAGTGAGAATACTCAAGAATCGCTACTCTGGTGAAACTGGTCCCGCATGTTGGCTACGCTACGATAAGTTTACAGGACGTATCCACGAGTGCGCCAATCCTAACCCACCGGAGACTGAGTTTTGAAAACTATAATGTATTCTGTACGTGTTATATTTTCAGAGGACAGATTAGATGTAGCAGTCGAAAACTTTAACACTTATCCAGAGGCTTTGAGCTATCAAATTGATTACGCAAAACAGCACAGAGATAATAGTAATATTAGAACCGTGTACGTAAAAAAGATTAATTTAGATGACTGCACACATCTGGTTTATTGTTCTGAGTCAGCATCAACTTATTTTATAGGGACAAAACAAGAGTGTGAGTTATATCAACTTTGCCATGACTTAGACCAAAACAGCTTAATCGTAACAGAGGCAGCATAGTTTTGAACGTAGTCTACTGTGACATTGAAACTGACGGACTAGACGCCACTACTATCTGGTGTGCTGTCTGTCGCCACAACGGAGAGAGCGAGGTAATCTGCAATGAAAAAGACTTCAAAGCGTATGTATCGCGTAAAGCGCCAGTTAAGTTCATATTCCACAACGGAATTGGTTTTGATGTGCCTGTGGTTGAGCGTCTTTGGGACTTTACTTTTGACAGGACTATGGTCACTGATACACTAGTACTCTCTAGACTCGCTGACCCTAGTCGGTCTGGTGGTCACTCTCTGCGAAACTGGGGCAACATCTTAGGCTTCCCCAAGGGCGACCACGAAGATTGGTCACAGCTGACACCAGAGATGATCGACTACTGCATCCGTGATGTAGAGCTAACTGAAGCTGTTTACAACAGGCTACGGGTAGAGCTAGACGGTTTCGCACAGGAGAGCATTGACCTAGAGCATCAGGTACAGTGGATTGTACAGGGACAGGTGGAAAACGGATGGCTACTAGATCAACGGCTGTGCCACATCTTGTGTGCCAAATTTAAGGAACGCATGAATGAAATTGAAAGTGATCTACAGGCGCTTTTCCCACCGATTGTCGAGGAGCGGTGGTCAGAGAAAACGGGTAAACGGCTTAAGGATAAGGTCACTGTATTCAACGTTGGATCCCGTCAACAGGTTGCGGAACGATTGTCAGCTAAGGGCGCTGTATGGACGGAACTCACTCCGACAGGCAAACCGATGGTTGACGAGAAGACGCTTAAAGAGAACAGTCATGTACCCGAAGCGGCACAGGTCTTGGAGTACCTCTTACTTCAAAAGCGATACGCCCAAGTAAACTCGTGGCTGGAACACGTACAGGACGATGGCAGAGTACACGGGAGAGTCACAACAAACGGGGCTGTAACGGGACGCATGACACACCAGAACCCCAACATGGCACAGGTTCCCTCAGTTAACTCTCAGTTTGGCAAGGAGTGCCGTGACTGTTGGATTGTACCAGAGGGACGTAGGCTGGTCGGTGTTGATGCCAGTGGACTAGAACTAAGGATGCTCGCTCACTACATGGGCGACGAGGAGTTTACAAATGTCTTGCTTAGAGACGACATTCACACCAGAAATCAAACTGCTGCAGGACTTGCAACAAGACCTCAAGCAAAGACTTTCATCTATGCTTTCCTCTACGGCGCAGGAGACGCCAAACTTGGAAGCATCGTCGGAGGAACTGCAAAAGATGGCTATGCGCTTAGGCAGCGATTTCTACGAAATACACCTGCTCTTGAAGCTCTACGAGAACGAGTTGGACAAGCTTCTAGGAAAGGGCACCTCACAGGACTCGACGGACGAAAGCTTTGGGTCAGATCAGAACATAGTGCATTAAACACACTGTTGCAGGCAGCTGGTGCAATCATTATGAAGAGGGCTTTGGTTCTCTTAGATGACTACGCAACACAGCACGAGATTGATTACAAGTTTGTAGGGAACGTACACGATGAGATACAGTCGGAGGTGGCTACAGAACAAGCAGAGAAGTACGGCTGGCTCGCAGTGGAGTGCATCAAGGCGGCTGGGATTTCTTTTGAACTCAGATGCCCACTCGACGGAGAGTACCAAGTTGGATCAACGTGGTCGGAGACACACTGATGGAGATAGCAATGAATTACAAAAGAGGTAAGGGAAAGTACTATAAAGATAATCCTGAAGCTGTTTGGAAACGTGACCAAACCAAAATGTTTGTAAACGGCAAGTACATACCTAAGTCTCACCCGTTGCACAAGCCCGGAAAATACAAGACGTTTGAAGATGCGGCCTTCAGCAGTCTCGCGAAGTACGAACTGAGCCGTGAGGGACAGGTGTACATCATTACCAACCCTAACTTCCCTGAGTGGGTCAAGGTGGGCATGGCGGTGGACTCAGAGGACAGGCTCAACGGATACCAAACGTCTTCACCGTTCAGAGACTACGCGCTGTTCACTTGCTGGTCTGTTACTGACCGACGATCTGCTGAGTCAGAGGCGCACAGTCTGCTAGAGAAAACGTATGGACGCAAAGGTGAGTGGTTCAATTGCACACCAGACCAAGCACAGGCGGCGTTAGCTGACCTAATGGAGCAACATAAATGAACAAACTTTACTCACTGGTAGACGACATATACAACGTAGTGTCTACCAAAGAAGTACCAGAGGACGTTGATCTGTACGAGGAGATCGAACGGTTCGGGGAGAACTGTAAGCGACTCATGTCTAACCTGTTCACAGAGAAACGTGACGGACGCAAGCTGCGAATGTCAAACATAGGGCGTGATGACCGCTACCTGTGGAACGTAGTGAACAACTCAGACGTACAGGAGGAAATGACTCCTAACACCTACGTCAAGTTTATGTACGGGCATCTGATCGAAGAGATGCTGTTGTTTCTAACCAGACTCTCAGGACACGAGGTTACAGATGAGCAGAAGCAGTGTGAAGTCGCAGGTATCACGGGTTCTATGGACTGCAAAATTGATGGTGTTGTCACTGATGTTAAGAGCACTTCCTCTTTTGGGTTTAAGAAATTCAAGGACGGAAGTTTGGCTTATGATGATCCGTTTGGATACGTTGCTCAAATTAAAGGGTATGCACATTCAGAAGGTGAAAGTAAGTTTGGCTGGTTAGCAATGGACAAACAGAACGGGCATCTAACGTACCTGATGTACGATTCTGAGGACACGCAGGCTCCTGTGTACGACAAGATTTCATACGACATAGAGGAGCACATCAGTCGCGTAAAAAAGCTAGTAGAGCAACCGGAGCCGCCAGAGGTGTGCCACGAAGTCGTACCAGATGGCAAAAGTGGAAATCAAAAGCTCGCAGTCGGTTGTTCTTACTGTCCCTACAAGCATACTTGCTGGCCCGGAGTAAGAACATTCCTGTACTCAAGTGGACCCAGATACTTAACAGAGGTGGTCAATGAGCCGAAGGTCGCGGAAGTCTAAACTAGGAAACTTTAGGTCGGAGTTTGAAAAAGATGTTGCAACGCAGTTACAACCATTTGGTTTTACATACGAACCGTTCCAAGTCCCGTACAGGATCGAACGAAAGTACACCCCCGACTTTGTGTATGAACTCAACGGACGAACGTACCTCATTGAGTGCAAAGGATATTTTCGAGCAGGAGACACGCAGAAGTATAGAGCGATCTCTCAGTGTCTGTCAGAGACGCAAGAACTCATTTTTGTACTGATGAAGCCTAATCAAAAAGTGAGCAAAAGTACCAAAAATACTATGGCTCAATGGTGTGACAAACACGGAATACTATGGTATAATATAGACACACTTAAGGAGTTGGTTGATTATGTCTCTGACACTAGAAGAAATTAAGGAGAAGCTTTTGAGGTTATATGATCCTGACGATCTTCTGGAAGCCCTACAGATTTCATCAGAAGAAATACTAGACAGGTTTGAAGATAAGTTGCTACGCAGGCTAGATGAGTTTCAGGAGGACTTAGAGGAAGAGGTCTATGCGGAATGAGTGGACTTGGTATTCAGACTGTGAGATACGTAAAAAAATCTGTGAAGAGCAGGGACTGTCTTCAGAAGAATGTGCAGAGAAGTTTGAGGAGTGCAGAAAAATGTCAATAGACGAAGCAACACCCGAAGAGTGGAACAAAGTGTCTAAGACAGCAGTAGGCAAACTGTACCACCCAGAGGCCAAGCACAACCCCGTGACACAACCGGACCACTACAACAAGGGAGCGATAGAGGCCATTGAAGCAATCAAGGCGTCCATGCACCCACAGGAGTACAAAGGGTATCTCAAAGGCAACTGCTTGAAATACCTTTGGAGGTACG